CTTTATTAAAACTATACGTTAAAGAATATAAAAATAGATATATATTAATATTATACGTTAAAACATATAAATCAATTATGAATAAATACATTAAAAAATGTTTCGAGTGCAATAGATTAAAACCTTTGATTTGGTTCAAGGTTAATCCGAGGAAGTATCAATTAAAAAGCGATAGAGGTAAATCGGTTAATTGCCGATTATGTAACGTTAAAAGACTAATTAGACAGAATGGAGAAATAATAAAGTATAATCCTTCTACCAATAAATATGATTCTATTAAGCTAAAAGTCAATCTGTTAAATATATTAAAAACTTATTTTAAATAAAATGTCGGATATATGCAACCTTAATAGTAAAAAACAAGTATAAAGTAGTATATATCAATCATTAACAATTAAAACTAAACAGTTATGAAAAGGCAAGAAGGTTATTACTGGGTTAAAAGTAAACATGGAGCATTTTTTATTGCTCTTTGGGAAGTAGATAATTTAAGTGGAGATGGAGTTTGGAGGCTAGCAGGAAATAATTATGTATACCATGATGTTGATTTTCAACACATCAATGAAGTAAGAATTAAACAACCTGGGGAGTTACCTGAATAATTATGAAAACGCAAGAAGAAATAAAGCAGGAAGCAAATGATTACGCTGATGTATCATTTAATAAACGAGATTTATATGAGGGCTATGTGGGTGGTTACACTCAATGCCAAGAAGATGTAATGGAGCTTTTAGAATCAGAAATTCGCATAGCATTTATACATGGTCAGAGTAATGGTAAAATGATGGAAGCTGGATTAGAAAGAGATGAGATTGATGATTATATTAATTCTAGAATGAGAACATTAAATAAATAAACTATGAAAACACAAGAAGAAATAGATGAGTTGTATCATAAACTATATGATATTAGTATTGATGGAGAAGATAATTTACATTATTATTCATTTGTTGAAGGCTATACTCAATGCCAAGAAGATATGAAGGGATATATTTTTCAAGTAGCATTTCAATTTCACAGATTAGGCAAATATTACGGAAATAAAAGTGATACTCATTTTACTGATATTTATGAAGAAACAATTAACTCACTAAACAAACAAGACTAACATGACAAACGAAGAAAAACAAATAATCAAAGAACTGGCGTACAAAATAGTACTGCCAACTATTATAGTAGCATTGGCTTGCTTAGCATTAATGATAACCTGCAAAGGTAAAAAGCCACCGATACCGATACCACCTAGCGTATTGGACCAACGTATTGATAGCATTAAAGTACATATCAATAAGGATAGCTTAATCATTGATAGCTTAATGAAGCTCCGACCAAAGGTTATAGTAAAATATAAAACGAAATACGATACTATTTATAAAACGGCTCCTGACACTTGCAAAAGTTATTTAGCAGAACTTAACGCTGAATGTTTAAAATTAGATTCTTTTAATTTAGGCATTATAACACGTCAAGAAACGCAATTAATAAGTTACAGCGAACTAACTGGAATAATGCAAGAGAAGGCAAATATGCAAGATTTAAGGCATACTGAGGATAGTTTGTCAATCAATACTTTGCAGCGTAAATTAAAACGAACTAGAAGGATAGCAATCGGTAGTTTAGGTATTGGTTTAATCGGTGGTTTATTAATTAAATAAAAAAAAGGTAGGACATGAAACCTACCTAATTTATTACAAACAAACAGTGTAAATATAATACTATTTTTTCATATTTGAATATGTAGTCATGCCAAATAATGCCGCCACAAAGCCATAATCTATTATAAAGACTTCGCCTAGTTGAGTAAAGTCGCCTAGTGATAGCCATTTGATATGCGCTGCTATAATACAAGCTATGATACTAAAAGCCGTTAATTTGCGACTGCTAAAGCCGCTATTACCCATTTTAAAAGATTCTATTATTTGCTTCATAGTGATTTTAACATTGCTATCATTTTAGGCTGTGGTGTTATATCTATTTTATCAAAACGTACTGAGTTATGAGTATAAATACCGCTTTCACCTTTTAAAGCTCTAGGGCATACATCCCAAATGTCCTCATTATATTTTAAAGGTATATTGTATTTTTGATTCCATAATAACAGTAATTCTTTTACTGATTCAATCTGAGCATCGGTATAAGCGTGGAAAAATTTATGTCCTCTAAATGGTTTATCTAATTCTATTACATCCTCTTTTGGAATAATCGAATTAACGTAAGTTAAAAATTTTCCATCTTTATAATTAACAAAACCGAAATTACAAATCTCTACACCGATTGAAATTTTATCTAAACTTTGATACGGTACATTTAATTTTTTAAAAGTTCCTGTTTGCAGACCTAAATGATATGCCCAAAATTTACTGCTAAAGCCTTGTACAATTTCACCATCTATCCAAGCATTACTTTTATCCGCTTTGCCACCAATAGTCACACATGTAGCAACCCGTTCGCTTGTACTTTCCCAATACCTAAATGTTGCAATAGGATTCGCACCGCCAGCTGTATGATGCAAATAAATTTGTTTTTTTGGATTTTCCTCTTTGATATATTGACTTTCTTTAAAATCAACTTGTTTGATTGCTTTCATATCGGTAAATAAATAATTAGCCCTTCTATCGGTCATTAAAATTTAGATTCTATTTTAGTTTCATTTGGTAATACAGCCGCTTGTTCTTTGTAAACTATTTTGTTTTTTTCTTTGCTTTTTTCATCACAACAATCGGCTTTAATCTCTTCAATCTGATATTGCAAATGTTCTACTTCATAACGTTTCTCGGTATAAAGTTCTCTTATATCACTTTTGATTGCAAAGTACATCGACATCAAACCAGCCGCAAACGTTATTAATTTTATCTTATTCTCTAGTGTGCCTAATTCTTTCATAGCTAGTTAAAAGGTGGTGGACTTGGTTTAGGTTCGTAAATAATTAAAGGTAGTTTCTTAACCCAAATAAATTCATCGTTAACACAGTTAACCATTTCTTCTAGTGAGATAATCCAATTATCATTCAAGTCCTGTATAGGGTTAAAATAGCTATCAGGAGCAAACTCTTGCAATAATAAACTATTTTTTTGCTCTACTGTCAATAGACCTACATATAAGTCGTATTGCTCTTTTGTTATATCTTTTAAAGTTATCATATTATATTCTACCTAAAGTTGTTTGAAAGTTATTTACAGCCGTTTTAAGAGCAGTTAACTCAGTTGTTGTTAAACCAACACCAGCCGAAAAAAAAGAATATCCAAAACCACTATAAAAATCATTTGTTGTACCTCTACGGCACCCTAAACCCATTGTTACGTTAGCTTGTGAACCAGTCACAATGCTAGTTTCTGAATTTATAACACCATTTGGCCCTATAAAATTATGCACATTATTAGCAGTTCTACTACCACACCAAAAGCCTTTATGAGTAGTTGATGTAACTGCTTTACTTATAGCTGGACTGCTTCTAGGAAAATAAGAATTTTCAGTTATTGAAGTTGGAGCGCTTAATCTATTGTTTACAGATGTCGATGTCATTGCACCTATATGTCCCTGCTCTAATGTACCAACCCAGTCGCTATTAATGTTAGCAGATAAATGAATATCGTAAGCCGTAAAATTAGTTGACATATTTAAAAATGTATCTGCCCATCCATTTACACCGCCGAATAAAACGCCTGTACTTGAATGAGTAACACCGCCAGCAAATACTAATCTATAAGCTGCATTGCTATCAACGGGATTTAATAAATTGAATTTATGACTTGTTGCAGTTCCGCCTACGAGTGGATAAACGCATTTCATTTTACTCCAAATGTTAGCCGCTTTTAAATCAACTACTAATTGATTAGTTGCAGTTGCATTTGTGCCTGTTATACCTGTTGCAGTTATAAACGCTTGCGCATCGGCATCTGTTGGAACGCTTCCTTTTTTCCTTAATGCAAATGGACTTATTGCTTTGCCTATTATCATACTAGTATAATATTACTGAGCCACTTGTTAAAGTAATTGCGCTTAATTTAGTGCCGTAAGGTACTACATGTAATTCGCCAGCAAGCAAACTAACTGCACTTATTCCTAATGTAGTTAATAAATTAGAAGTTGCACCCGTTGTTAAATCAGTTCCTGTTAAAGTACCTATTACAGTAGCTTCACGAACGTAAATTTGTGAAAAATTTAAACCTGTATTTGCAGAAGTTCCTGTTATTGTTTTTGAACCATTTAAACCGCCCATGCGATTTATCATTGTGTCATTTATTTCTTGTGCCATTTTATTTTTATTTTGTTTTTAGTATAGTTATTAATTCATCAATTGTTTTATAGTTTATTCCGTTTACGCTTGTATTTGGATAGTCAAAGTAATAAGTGTTATATTCTGCTAAGGTTAAATTCAAAGCAAATTCATCTAATTTTTCAACATTAATTATTTCAGCGTTTTGAATATCTCGCCACGTAATTGTATTATTTATTTTTATTAAATTTTCCATTAATACTTTTGTATAATTAGTGAACTCATAACCGTACTATTACCCACCGCTGCATTTTGAAAGGCTGCAATCACATATTGATTAACTGACCAATTAATATTTAAGTTTGATGCTCCATTTAAACCAGTTGTTACTTCACTGCCAGCTGCACTTGCAGTCGCATTAAAAGTTTCGCTATTTGTTGCAGACTTAATATATAAACTTCGCTCCATTCCATAAAAAGAAAAAGAGCCGCTCATAGTTCCAACAAGCGTTGCGCCTGTTAAGCTATTAGTTGTATTAATATATATATAATTAATTGCGCCGCCTGTTGCAGTATTTCTAATTGCTCTACTTAATATATTAATTGTGTCACCAGTTGTATAAGTATTTGCTGGTATTAATACCGACTTCATTAAAGTAATAGCAGTCGTTCCTGTTAAAGCAGTGCTATCAGTAATGTCTTTTGATACAATTTGTAAATAATTGCTTTGTTTATTTTTCCATAAATCCGATGCACTATCATAAGTTAAAACATCATTGTTTGCTAATGTAGTTGGATTTATATAGCAATTATGAAGCTCATCTAATTCAAAACCATTATTTATCTTAACAAATATTTTTCCATGAATAGCATGTGCATATTCTACATAACCCAAAACAACTAAATGACCTACCAAACCAGTTGGTTTAATATTAGTTGCTCTGCCAGCCGTTGTTGTACTTAAATATAATACATCACCATCTACCCACGTTTCGCCTTGTAAAGAGCCTGTTGTATTTATTTCAGTTATTTGACCTAAAATAGTTATATCACCACTTAAGTTATTAGTTATATTTTCTCTAACTAAACCAATTGTGTCCGCACTATTATTATCATTGTTAGCTTGTGCAAAATCGACCGCTAATCTTTGACCTTGAGCAGTTGAAACCTTTACCACTTGGTAATTAGATGCAAGTAAATTAACTCCTGTTTTATTAACTACCGTTGCAGTAATTAATTGTGATTCGTTATTTAAAAATTCTAAATTTTGTAATTGTGTAACTCCGTCCCCTAGCTTAAATTTGCCTGTTACAGAATGGTAAGCAGGTTCACCAGCCTTTAATATCATTGTAGCATTAGTTGTAAACCATGCACTGTCTTTTGGGTCGTATCTTAATTCTACAGTTGCCATTTATGTTAATGTTTGTATAACCGTTGCAGGTGCAGGGTCTGTTAATGTTTGAATTATTTGCTGTAAAATTTCAACTGTGTAAGTTCCTGAAGTTGTAAAAGTTTGTATTGTATTTCCGTTTTGGTCCTTAATATCAACTTGAAAATTACCTACTATTTGATTAATCGTGCCACCTACATAAATATAATTATTATCTAAAATGTTACCGCTTGTAATAGGTAAATTGCAACCATCATTTCCAACTGCTGAACTTATTGTTAAATCAAAATAGTGTCCGCTTACATCATCATCGTTACGCTCAGTAAAATCAGTTAAAGCAATATTAGCATCAAATTTAAAAGCACCTAAATAACCGCTGTTACGAACTTGTCTAAGGTAACTAGGTACATCGTAACAAATACGCTCCGTGTCACTTAGTACTTGGTTTATATTGCTTATATCTTTATTTACTAAATCACTAATTACAATCATGTACTTGCGAGAAACTACATTGTCAGTTACGCTGCTACCTTGTAATATAACATTCATAAACGGATAAACAATTTCTACATTCGTGTCCGCTTCTGATTCGTCACCAAAGTAAAATGAGTTTATACCTTTGTGTTTTAAAGCAAAGTTTTTAAATAATTCTATATCTTGATTTAAAGTTATCATTTAGTCTTTATCTCTACGCCAATAATTAAAACGGTTAAATTCTTCAAAACCAAAATCTAAATCACCACGCATTGCCACACCATTTGTGTAATTGCGTACCGTTGGATTCATTCCTGTATTGCTAGTTTCTAAATACTTCGGAAACGTTGCAGAGTTTTCAATTAAATAATCGGTTACTAATTGAGCGTATCTTTCAGCGTGTATTCTCCATTTATCCATTAAATACTTAACGTCTGCAATATCCGCTGAACTTGAATTGTCGCTGCTCTTAACTTGTATGCCTTTGTTTTGATATGCAAATTTAAAGTCAGGTGACGCCTCCATTTTAACATACCAACAAAGAGCCTTTGCTATGTAATCGTTTATTAATGCTTTCTCATTTGGATAGCTTGACAAACTAGGATTTGCAATTATTTTAGTTTTTAAATCATTGTATAATTGAGTGCCTAATATTTTTTGAATATAAATATCTTGTACCATTATAACAGTACTTTCTAATTTTTTCCAATCTACGTTACCGTCAACTCCAGCGAGTTTTTTAAAGTAGTCTTCTTGTATGAATAAAACGTCAGCCATCTTTTATTTTTTTTCTTTATTTCTTACACGAGTTTCAGCCATCCATAAGTGACGGCAATCTGGGTCAGTAACTCCTGTACTTCTATTATAAAAGTACCCTCCACGGTAGTCCCAAGCACTAGTTCCGAACTCGTTTTCCATGCTATCAATATCTTCAAACTCCAAATAGTTTTTAGGATTACTCATTTTAGCAATTAATTTAGAGCAAAATTCTCTTGATTTACCACCAGGCAAAAGACTAGGTTTTTCATCGTTTACTTCATATTTGTAAACAGTATAAATTTCGTCACTAACTATTGGCTCTGTTTTTTTATCTAATGCTTTTTCAGTTGGTTTAAATCCCTTTGTTGTATCTTCTAAAAGCCCCTTCTCAATTAATCGTGCTATTGACTTCTCTACCTTATAAAAGTCAGTTTGAGTAATATCTACCAACTCGTTTATAGTCATTGTTGGATTGCCTTGTAATGCGTTTAAAACAGCACTATCTAACTCTTGTATAGTAATTAATAAAGCATCTGCAAACTTCATAACTTGACGCTCATATTTTAAAGCATCGTTTGAGTTTCTAATATGTTTTTCTCTTTTTAAAACAGTATAATTACTTGTATCAGTTTTTACTAATGATAAAAGTTTTGTCAATATTTTATCATCCCCTTTATCCTTTGACATTTTAACTTCAATACCTAAATTAACGTTTAGCGAAGACAATAAAGGATATATTAAATATGGTAAAGACAATTTATATCCTCAAGAGTTAGTACGTTTATTTAACGAGCATCCTGAGCATAGGGCTATTGTTAACCGTAAAGCACGTTATATTTGGGGCAAAGGATTGAAGGCAGTTAATGAAGTTGATGAAATAAAAGTAAATGCGTTTATTGATAATTTTAATCGTAAAGAAACTTTAAACCAAGCTGGTAAAAAAGTAAGTTTAAATACAGAATTATTTAACGGTGTGTATGTAGAGGTTATAACTAACTTACAAGGTCAACCGATTGAAATGTACTTTTTAAATTCTGCTAATTGTAGAATATCTGAGTGTGAAACTAAATTATATTTTTGTAAAAATTGGAATAAAAATACACAAAGTAAAGATATTAAGTGTATCAATAAATTTGAGAATAACGGAACGGCTGGCACTTTCTTTATTGACTTTAAATATTATACAGCAAGTGCTAGTAAGTTAGAAAGCGTTTATCCTATTGCACAATATCAATCAATAGTAAACGATATTAATACAGATATTGACATAAGTACGTTCAATAAGAATTACTGTTCGAGCGGTTTCTCTGTAGGTAAAATAATAAACTTCTACAACGGACAGCCATCCGATGAAATGGTACACTCTATTGAGCGTGCTTTTAAAGGTACTTACACAGGCGAAAACGGAGAGAGTTTAATGATTACTCACTCAGATAGAGATGACAAAGCACCCGAAGTTGTTGATGTAACTGTAAATGATTTATCAATTAAATTTAATGCTAGCAACGGATTTAAGTTAGTCGTACTTGCTTGCTCGTAAACATTGTATTTGTAAAAACCACTTAATGTCAAACTAAAAGTACCATTCAATAAATTTTCAGTTACGTTTTCTATAAATTCAAATTCGTTGTACCTTAATTTATTTGTACTTATATCCGCTGCAATAAAGCATTTAACTTCATTGCTCATATCGTTAGTAACCTCAAATAAATACTTTGCATTGGTTAAAGTAGTCTTTTCGCTAAGCGTTAATATTACTTTGTTAGTTGTATTTTTATTAATTAATATCACTATAATAATATAGTATTTTTTTAAACTTTTACAAAATAAAAAAAGCAACCTTACAGGGCTGCCTTTTAATATTAGTGTAATTAATTTATTAAACAGTTAATAAACCTGCTAAGATTGAGTCAACTTTAACAGCTGATACGCTTGAACGCCCTTTTACTGTTAATGTACTTCCTATGAAGTCACCCATTGCAGTTCCTGATTCAAATTTAGAATCAATTGCATTAGAGCCATAAGAACGACCTAACATCCACGCTTCACCGTTTTGCATAACAGCGATTAATACTACTTTGTTAGATAAAATCAATTCAAATTCTTGTTGGTCTAATGTATTTAAACCATGCATTTTAATTGAGCATTCCCAGTCATAAGCCTTAGAACCTGAAGCTGAAGTTCCTGCTCCTGTATAAGACCATGAACCTTGCTCAATTTCCTGTGCAATAGTTTTCCATGCAACTGTTTTAGTAATAGCAGTTACAACGTTTGCTGTTAATGTAGACGTTAAAACGTTAGCAAATGGAGTGATATACCATGAAGCTACGCCAGCCGTTGTTAAGCAGTCTTTTAGTGTGTAATTTTGTGTTAATGGACAAGGCATTTTTTTATAATTTTATAATGTTAAAAATAAGAGGGAGTAAATTAATACTCCCTCAATTTATTTATTACGCTGCGTAAACGTATAACGTGTTAAAACGTTGGTTAGTTACGTGAGCAAAGATAGTAAACACTACATCGTAGAAGTAATCTTTACGTGGTTGAGGGAATTTGTCAATAACTACCATGTTTAAGTCTTCCATTAAGTCAGTACACCATTTGATGTTACTTGGTAAAGACACAAACATAACGTTTTCAGCAACTGGCACAAATTTAATTTCAACACCTAAGTAGTAATATTTATCGTTAACCATATCAACGCTAAATACATCACGGTAAGTTAAATTAACGTTTGCAATATTGATAAATTGTTTGTGAGAACGTGGAGCGTAGATAAAAGGTTTTTCGTCAGCAGCACTTAACGTTTCAGGAACGATTGAAGCATATAATAATTGATATTGAGCAACAATAGTACTAGCAGAGATTGCAGCAGTTCCTACTACTTTAATACGACCACCAACGGCTGTATTGTTATAGATAGCACGTGTAATAACTGAATCAAATAATGTAGTTGGCATTGCAGCTACTAATAATTTTTCTAAAGCACCAACTTGGTTATTAGCAGTACCAGCAGTTAAAGCAGCAACAGCCGTTTTAGTTGCACTTGTTGCACCGTTCCAAAACTTAGTTTCAGCGTCAGCAGAGATTGACTTTGCAACACCGTTTAAAATCATTTTAGCGAACTCGTCAGATACATCGTTCCAAGCACCTGGCTTCATATCACGGTTAAAACGTGAAGTACGTAAATCATTTGGAGTAAATGAATCTAAGTATTCAACTTTAACAGGAGTAATTAATACATCGTTAATTCCGATAGTTCCTGATGCTGATGGGTTTATTGCCCATGCTTGTTGTGTCACCGTATTGGTATTTTCGGTGAATATAGTTGCTGCTTTATTAC